TAAGTAGATTCTTCATATGTTTCCTCATTCTATAATATCCTAACTTTGGTTAGGATTCTTTTAGCAATCGAAAAATTCGACTGCAAACTGTTTATCCTACTGTATTAAAAATACTTAATAAAGTGGTGTGCTGCTACGCCAAAAGTCCGTTCGTGCTCTACGAGGAACTCAAGGTTGTCTCGCAGCGAAGGCCTACTCCTTAGACGATGGCTGCTTCTAGGCCAACATTCCACTTTATATTATGGAGCGGGTAGGCGGAATCGAACCGCCATCTAAACGTTGGCAACGTCTTGTAATAACCGTTATACGATACCCGCATTAAAAATGGTGGAGACACGGGGGTTCGAACCCCGGACCTACGGCTTGCAAAGCCGTCGCTCTACCAACTGAGCTATATCCCCATGAAACTGGTCGGGAATGTAGGATTCGAACCTACGACCCCCTGCTCCCAAAGCAGGTGCGCTACCAGACTGCGCTAATCCCCGATTAAACTAAAAAATTTATTCCCTTGTATAAAATATTCATTTGCGTTTAATGATTGTTCAACAAACTTGCGAGTTTGTTCATTATCAAACTTAAATTTGTAAACGTCTGAATACTTTTCAAATCCTTCTGTTGCGTATGCAACGCTCATATCTTCTAATATAACAAGCTTGCCCGGAAACTGTTTGTACCATTCTCCCATTACACTAATATAAAAAATTAATGGTACAGCAATGTCACGTGCATTTTCGCCTGTGATTAAAAAATCCATTTTTTCAGATCGTATGTCACATGCATCTGTGTTGTTAATAGCATGTATGCTTATTATTTGCTGGGCCAAAGATGACCTTAAGCTATAATACTTTTTTGATGCTTTTAACAGATCAACAATAGCCTTGCTATTATTAGGATATAGCAGCAACAAATGATCTATATGAAATTTAGCAACAACATCTTCTTTGGTTGACCTATCAATCAAATCATAAATGATTTTATCTATACCAATTGTTAGACAACTATTTTTATCTCTACTATCAGTAACAGGCTCATACAAATTAACAGCGTTAAACTTTTTAGCAATGTATCTGCATAATACATTACTGCCGCTTCTATTTGTTGATATTACTGTGTGTAGCATATAACTACTTATGCTCTAAAATTGGTACTCCCTACAGGATTCGAACCTGTGACGCTCTCTAATCTGGAAATGGTAGTCCTACTTGGATTTGAACCAAGACCGTCCCCTAATCTGGGCTCCGGGATATAAATCCGGCCGCTCTACCGTTAAGCTATAGGACTATTTTAATCCGTTCCCACGTTAGATTATTTCGATCTAGTATCAAGATCCTAACGTTGTTGTATTTTGCAGCTAGTGCAATCTTCCTTTGGTCTTTTTTGATAAGGTAGTCGTTTTTTGGATCTAAGTAGACGTTATATTCAGGCAAATAAAAGTCCGGTATATACCTGCGTATCTGTCCGTTATCGTCCCATTTAAGTGACTTTGGTCTGATCCATTCTATGCCATTTTCGTCCAAACTTTGTGCAACCGTAAGTTCATATGTGCTGTCTAACACACTATTGCCATACTGTGTTCGCTTCGAATAAAACGCATTATGGTTCAATGCTTGGACACGTATTTCGCTTAGTTTTTGCTTAGTCTCAATTGAGTGTACGTGCGGATTGTTTTTACTGTACAGTTTGTTTGCATCGGAGCGTGATCTAATCTTCAAATCGCCGCGATCCTTAGCGCGGGTCAGCGTTCTTGTCGACATCCCGTACTTAGCAATTAGGCCACGGTAGCTTAACCCCGAATCGTACAATTCTTGTATTTCATTCCAATCGAACTTCACATAACTATTTATGCAAAGCCAGGTGTTTTACCGCTAAACTAAAGGAGTATTAGATTTTAAATGTGAATGCAAAAGATAGCGTATTATCTTCACGCCAATCTTTTGTGTACAAGTCTTGAATTGAGAAACTAGTTTTCTCACTTAACTTGAATTTGATTTCAGCTTTATTCTGAATGAATGTTCTAGAACCCTCTTCGATCATGAACTGATTACTAGCAGTAAGTTTACTGTTTAGCTTGTGGCTGATCCATATGCTTTCACGAACTACAACATCGCTGTAGCCACCTGTGCCGTGCTTGTAGCCGACACTAAGTTCGTTTGATAGCTTAGTCTTATCATTCTTTACGATTCTGAAACCGTGACCAATGCTGTAAACTGCTTGATCTTCTGAGAATGTTCTTGGGTCGTGTCTATAACGAACACCCACTTGAACATAATGCTTAGGATGAATGTCCTGATTGATTTTAGCAAAAGCATTGACCTGCTCTCTAGATGTTACACCGTTAGCACTCTTGTAAAGAATATCACTTTCAAATGAGTATTCTCTAGGGCCTGTGTCAGTAACATGTTTGAACGCACCAGTAAGCACAATGTTATCATCATTGATAACTGTTCCGCCTAATGAACCTGATGTTTCTCTCTCAACCTGAGCATATGCAGGCGCTGCGCTTATGACTAATAGTACAGGTAAGATAAAACGCATAAGCATAAAAATATTTATCTTTTTTTGGTATCAGTAGGAGGATTTGAACCTCCGACCTACGCCTTATCAGGGCGGTGCTCTACCGCTGAGCTATACTGATATTATTTCATTATTCTAAATCGGCGTCGGCAAAATCGTGGTCACCAAAATGTTTCCACTCGCCATTAATTTGTATAGACATATTTTTCTTAGTTTCTAATTGATAACTGGTAAGCCATTGCAGCACTTCATCTTTTATTTTATTACCTGTTTCTAATACTTTTAAATATGGTTTTCCAAACTTATCAACTTTATTAGAGATAATTGCGCCACTTAGATTAGGTTGTAACCATTCCGGATATGCATTGTCGATGTTTTTCAACCAAGCGCATTTATACCTCTTACACGGTTCTTTAGGTCGTAATTCATAGATTGAACAACCCTTATCACCTACAAAATAACAAGACTTTCCCGGATAAAATGTTCGTCCATATGCCGCGCCGTAGCCAGCCCAGCCATCGCAGCAGGCTTTGCAGTCACCACAACTACGAGTAGTATCTGAAAAAATCATGTAAACTCCAAACGAACGGACATTAAATTATAAACATTAGTTATATAAAAACTTTAGTGGGAAAGGAAGAATTCGAATCTACACAAACCGCTAATTTTAGATAACTGTTCAGTTTACTATTCTTTTGCCGACTGATGTAGCTTTGTCTACACTGTGCTTTTCCTAGGATCACAGTCATTAAGCCGCGAACAAGGTCAGTCCTCGGTATGTCGATTCGCTAACGAGCTGAGCAGTTATCTAAACTCTGGAGTCGCGAGCCAGATTCGAACTGGCGGCTTTACGGATTTGCAATCCGTTGCATTGGGCCACTCTGCCACCGCGACATTAAATGGTGCCCTCACGACGACTCGAACGCCGGACCTGATGATTACAAATCAACTGCTCTACCAACTGAGCTATAAGGGCATGAAATTTTACCACACTCTTTCGAATGTGGGTACTAAAACACACTATGCAAATGTGCTTTAATACTCTAGGTTTTTACCACTGGTAGTGTCGCCACCAGCTTCTCATCCCCTAGGCCGCCCACGTTAATAGCAATTTATTTATAGTGCCTTGCAGGACCGCGTTCCCTATTAGCACTTTACTTACTATACGATAACTTTACTGTTGTGTCAACATCTTTTTTGATCTAACACTAAAATAAAAAACCCCCGGTTGCTTCTGCTTCCGGGGGTCTTATAAACGTAAAGTTATGCGTATAACTAGATTACGTTAAACCCCCAATATCAAGTGTAAAAGCACAGCCGTATTGGTTCACGTGCCAATTACTTGGCATGCGTCCTTCCGGTTTTGCTATTGATATATGTTGTTTCATCATAACCTTATTATACATGTTTCTAGGTTGTTGTCAACCTTTTTGTTAACTTTATTTATCTTTTTGAATTATAAAGGGTTTTATATACCGAAAATATCAGACATTGTTAAATTGTGTTCTTCTAAAAATCTTGTCCAATACTTTTCTTCGATAGTCCTTACTTTTGGTGTTAGGTACTTTGTTTGGTACGAAAGCCAGACATCGGCTGACTTCCAATGAATTGTGTGAGGCTCTAATTCTGCATCATTGTTGGCAGCAGCATCGGCGACCATCTGATGATGTTCGTTATCAGCATAGGACCATTCTTCTTGTTCTTCTGCTGATAATGTTTTGACCCAATCGTGCATACTAAAAGTTTTACCATCAGCATCCTTAGGCCATGTCACATTTATAGTAGGCATTTAGCCTTCGTAAACTGCGCTGTTTGCACTGTGCTCAAATACTTCTGCACTACGCAACTTAACGCCTTGTCCTACTGGGTAGCGACAGGTAAATGACTTGCCATTGGGTAGTGTATAGCTTTCACCACGTTGAAAGGTCTCCAGGATTTCCTGCATGGTATTGTATGCAAGCTCTGCAAACTTTTCGCAGCCTACGCCTTCAACGATTCGAATGTCACATACAGCACCACGTTCGTTTGGTTTCTCGCTGGCTGGATCATTATACCCGTTGATTGTAACAAGGTCATTCATCTGTTTGAAGAATGGTAGGTGAGGATCATCGTGAGCAATAATCATAGTGTGGTCGAACATGTATTCGCTCCACTCCTTGAATGCCTTAAGACCACCAAAGTCCATAACCCAGTTACGATCGTCTAGTGTTTCACTTTCAAACACTAGCTTGATACCAATCGAATATCCGTGCAGTAGACTGCAATGGCTATGCGAGCTGCGCCACTGTCTAAATGTGCAGCTAAGGCCGCGGTCGTTTCCGTATGTTTTTGTTGATAGATATTTTGCCATTGTTATTTCTCCTCGAGTAGCAATGACACGCAGAATCTTTAAAGAGGGATGAGCGTCCTAAGTCCTCTATTACTATTTAGATAATACGTTTACTATACTATAGTTTTATTGGCTTGTCAACTAAAATTACGGAGTATGATTTTATTTACACCAACTTTGCTTTGCATCCCCGTAGTATTCGCGAGCGAAGCCGTTCTTAATAAGTTCGGCACGTAGGCTCTTACCATCTAGAATCATGTCTCCGAGTATACGGCCGCCAAACTTATCCCACGAATATAACACAACTTGGTGCTTCTTAGCAGCCTTGATTAAATCTTTTGTAAAGATAGAAGCTTGTTCGCCGCGCTGTTTTTCGCTTTCGCACAGACCGCGAAAACCTTTTTCAGGAGTGTCAACTCCAAACACTCTTACAGCAAGTTCTGGCTTAAGAGGAGCCGGAAGGTACGGTGCTGCAATCACCACAGTGTCACCATCTGTTACTCGCACAATTTGAGCATCATAAGTTACACCAACTGGTGTTTTTTGTGCTAGTGCTGGTGTTGCTGAAACTAGTAGTGCTGCTACTAGCATAATGTGTTTAATCATAAAAAATCTCCTGTGTTGATTATAGTAGTATTTATATCAACACAGGAGACTGCTAGACTACATTAAGCCCTATAGAAAATATGATTTCCTATACGTGTAGTTTTTCTAAATTTGCGAGACCATGAAGGTTTCACGTATACGGCATGAAAGAATAGCGCACCGTGTGTAGGGTCACTTATATGACCTGCTAAGGTTTGTTTAGCTATTCTAAGACTTTCCCGCCAAGTTTCAGTGTGTTGTTTAGGTGGGGATTTTCTCATACATACCCAACTAAACTGGCAAACAGATCTGCTTCGTTGTTTCACTACATTACATATTGAATTCGGAAACAGTGAACTGTTTGATCTGTTGAGAGTGACGTGTGCTACTGCTGCTTTGCCTTTCGCACTTTCGCCACCTGCTTCATAGTAAATGTTTTTAGCCAAGCAAAGAACTTGACTATTGTTTACTACAGGTTCTCTCTTTTTAACTATAAGCATGGATGACCTGTCGGGTGCCGGTACGTATAGTGGTAGTAAGTGTTTTTCAATCTTCTCTATGTGTTGTTTTGCAACGTCTTTAGGACCTTGCTCTGCTAACGCATTAGTTGACGCAAATAAAACTCCGATTGTTAAAGCTACGACAACATTTCTAATGGTTAGATTAATGCCTTGTTTAAGGGTCATTACTCCTCCTCCTTATAATGTTTGTTTTTGCCCTACTTAAAGAATATCAATGCCATCAATATTGATTGTGCAATAAAACCAAAACCAATGATATTCAACGCTACGAAATTTCTTTCCAAGGTTGCCTTGATATAGAAAAGTCCTAACGCAGCCCAAAGAAGAATAACCATATCAATGGGCGGTGTGTTGTCTGTAATTCCCGTCATCAGTCCAAGTAAGGAAGGAACTGTGACAGCATGGAGCGCAATTAGAGCAGTCCAACCGATAGTATCGATTGAAACTTTTCTAATGCTGTTCTTAAACTCTTGCACACCTTTATCAAAAAAGTGTGTTAGTTTGAGCTTGAGAATTTCTGTATTCATGATGTTTCTTTACCTTTGTAAAAAATATGCTGACCGATTTTAGTAATCTTTTTAAGACCCCAATTCGGGCTTACATAATCAGCATGATAAAATAGTGCCTTATCGAGCGACTCTAGTTTAAAGTCTTCTACTAGAACCATCTTTGCTACTCGATAACTTTCGTCATAACTTTCTTGATCGATAGGACGATTTCTATGCTTAGAATCGCAGTACCAGCTAAACTGGCATACTACTTTTCTAGTAAATTTATTTTTCTGATACACTACGCCGCAAACGTTGTTAGGAAAATCCGGGCTCTGTGTACGATTAAGTGTAACTTGGGCTACAGCAACTTTACCTTCAAATGGTTCGTTGCCTGCTTCCCTATAAATGTTTATTGCAAGACAATCCAAATCTTTTTGAATTTGCTCAGCTGACGCTGTGGTCATTCCTGTTTTAGTATCGGTGTGGCTAAACTTATATGCTGTTACTGTTGAGGTCAATAGACCTACAATTGCAATACCAGCAAGAAGATTAACTCCCCTCAATGAATTTTCTAACATGTACTTCCTCCTTGTGGGCATATGCCCTCGGTTGGTGGTAATGGAACCTATTGACAACTTTACATTGTCTTTATAGTATACAATACTAAAACGGATTTGTCAAGTCTATGTGTTGTTGGGCACGTTAAGCTAACTTGATAGATGAAGTAGCTTCTATGTATGCTTTTGCAATTTCGGCGTCTGTGGGCGCATGTGCAATAACAGTGTGTTTATTTAGCTTAGTTGTCTCTGGTTGAGCAGTCATCATCCAGGGTACAATTCCCATTCCCTGCTGTCCCATAGCTAAAGTACTGGGTTTTTTAATATGAATCTCCGAGTCTGTTTCATTAACAAACCTTCCTAATACTTCTTCTCCAGTAAGAAGTTTAATACTAACAATATCCCCCGCGGCAAGCGGCTTTTGAATTAACATGTATTTTACCTTTTCGTATATTCTATTTAATGTTTTTTAGCTTATTATACCGCTCTTATTGATACTATATATTGCGCTTTATCTTGTTTTTAACACGCTTTATCGCCAGCACCTAAAAACACACCGTTTTCTAATGATTTTTTAATGTTTGCGTAAATAATAGCGTGGACAGAATATGTTCAGTCTAACAAGTAATGTTTTTTGCGTCCCTCTTAGAATACGCTATATAGTAGCCCAGTGCTGCAACTGACTGTCCTAATTTAAGAGTAATTGGTAGGCGCCTACCAAATACTTTTATAATTACAATATTATTGTTTCTTCTTGTATGTCAACAGGTATATTAACTGTGCCTGCGATTTGTTTCATTGCATCGACTCTCGATGCTGTATCTCTACTGCTGTGTAAATGAATTATATTAGCATCTGTAAATTTACAACCATTCCAATCTTCTGCAAAAGGTATATTTAAGTTAAAGATCTGAAAGGCCATCTTTGGATCATGTACCTCAGATACATCTAGACCTTGACTCCACAACTGATAATTGTGAATTAACTGTCCCCAACTCCAATCATTTTCCTTGTGTGTAAACCATTTGTCCATAAGCCTTTCACCTAAGTCCCAAACTTGTGGATCCATCTCTGCTGGATAGTATCTAACATCATCGTTAAAATAGTGTGGTATTTCTTCGTGGGTTTTAGGATCAGTATAGTTAAACATCATCATGTCATTGTATCTACCAAACACTTCGGTAGGTTTCAAAAACATAGTATCTGCACCCATACATAAAATGTTACAAGGTTCTTTGTGCCAAAGCTCTTTGATCATATACCAATGTGCGATTTGATATGCCCTAGAATCTAGCACCGGTGCAGTAAATTTAATTTCTTCCCACTCACCTTGTAGATAAGTTTTTGCACTGCTTCTGCTGATAGAATACATGTTCTCATAGTCTACTAGATCTCGCTCAGCCTTTGGATTGTCTCCAGTGCCTTTCCAATATCCCCAGTGTTTTATAATTGGGCGCACAGCGCCAATAAGATAATTTTTCATAGTTTCACCAAATAAAGTTTTCTTTATAATATTTTACAATTTTTACAAGCTCATCGTCAAAATTGGCTTTTGGGTTCCAACCTAAAGATTTAAGCTTACTATCGTCAATAGCATATCTAACATCTTGACCAGGTCGCTCATAATTTGTATCTAAATAGTTTTCTTCGTTTTCTGTTAGTCCTAAAAGATTGATAATCTTTCTCGCAACTACAATATTTTGTTCTTCGAACGTGCCTGAGATATTATAAATCTCATTAACAATACCTTTTTCCATAATTGTTATTACAGCTTCGGCAGTATCACTTGCATGTAACCACGTTCTACGTGGTGTTCCTTTGTTGTGTAACAAAACTTTTTTGCCCAGCGTTAGATACTTAATAGCGTGTGGTATAAACTTTTCAGTATACTGACCAATGCCATAGTTGTTTGTAGGTCTAACAATTACATAAGGTAAGTTATATGTTCGGGCCCAAGCAATAACTAACATATCAGCAGCAGCTTTTGTTGCGCTGTAAGGGTTGCTTGGCTTTAACAGGTCTGTTTCTTTGTGAAAGCCTTGATCTATGTCACCATATACTTCGTCAGTACTGAAATGCAGTAGAACAGGAGTCTTTTTTCTACCACTAATTTTTGTCCTAATAAGTTCTAAGATATTATGAACGCCACTAATGTTACTATCTACAAATTCGATACTACTAACAATGCTGTTGTCTACGTGAGTTTCTGCGGCAGTATTAATAAAATAATCGCAGTCATGAATCATTGTTAGTTCATTAATGTCTTTATTTTCAAACTTAAAATTCTTGTATGTTAGCAGATCATTGAGAAGATTCCAATTGGCAGCATATGTACCTTTGTCAACTCCACAGACATACCAGCCTTTTTCTAAACAAGATTTAGCAACGTGATAGCCGATAAATCCTAAACATCCTGTAACATATACAGTTTTATACATAGAGCCATTCCTGATTGTTCAAATACCAATTGACAGTTTGCTCAAGCCTTTGTTGATAAGAAACTGGTTCAGTCCAGCCCTTTGCATAAAACTTGTGTGGATCTACGGAATAACATAAATCGTGCCCGGGTCTGTCAACTGGTATAAAGTTATAATTTAGTTTTTTACCCATTATGTCCGCTATATTATTGGCGAACTCAAAATTGTTAATAAACTTGTTTCCGGCGCTGTTCCATTTTTCGCACAAGTCCTGTTGTTTGTTAATTACAAAGTCTGTGTGACTAGCAACGTCCCCTGCATAGAACCACCGGCGCCCGCCTATTTGATTTTCCTTGCCTACATGAATGTCCAATGTCTCATTGTTAAGCAATTTTTTAATAATAATTGTAGGCAGTCTATTTGGCTGGCACATTGGACCAAAGGTATTATTAATGTGTATAATACTTACTGGCAATTTGTATGTATGAGAGTAACTCACGCAAAGCTCTTCGCCCGAAGCCTTTGATGCTGCATACGGACTGTTAGAATGATACGCATCATTCTCTCCGCTGTCATTACCGATTGGAATCGGGCCAAACACTTCACCAGAACTGTAATAAACAAATTTTTTAAGATTAATATGTCTCGCTAGTTCTAATAGATTCAATGTTCCTATTACATTATCTAAAACAGAATCAACTGGTGCGCTAATGCTATCAGCTGCACTAGGATTTGCACCAGCATGAAGAATAATATCTATGTCTTTAAAGGTATCAAAATTATATGGGTCTCTAATATTGTGTTCTACTATTTTAATCTTATCAGAGAACTCAGAAATTCTTTTTAGATTTTTTGTTCCTGGTCGAACCAAACAGATAACATTATTATTTTCACAAAAATGCTCAACGAGATAACGACCTATAAATCCTGTTGCGCCTGTAATTAATATATTATTCATTTTGACACATAAACTAAATCTGTAGCGTGTGTTGCTACATGTTCGTAGTTCCATTGGGCTAAGAATTCTTCAATCATGCTAAACGTAACACCATATCGTTCCGCCCAAGGTTGATACCATTCTATAGAAATAACAGGTTTAAACTTGTCAATTGTTTCTTTTGCTCCTAGAAGACCAAAATATTCATACCCTTCGGTGTCTAGTTGTATTAAGTCACACCGATCAAGTTCTAGGTCATCAATTTTAAATGTTGGTATAGTCCCCGTGCCTTGAACATGAGTTGCGCCAACATCGTGTGCATGATGATTTAATGCTATAAATCTGTGTGCGTCGCCTACAGCAGCATTGAATTTCACAACATTAGGATAATCACAATTCATTGATAATGCTAAAAAGTTCAATGGTTCTGGCTCAAATGTGTAAACTCTTTCAAACTTCTCTGCATATTTACGAATGTAAAATCCAGCGTTGCCGCCTGCTTGCACAACAACTTTTCGTTCTGGAACATGTGTGCAGAGATTGTCTACAACATCACTATGCTGATGCATATAATTCCAGCAACCTTGGTCTCCGATAGGCCAATACCAGTCTTCTCGCTTTTCTAATTTGTCAATAAGTCTATCCACAACTATGTCCTTTTAATATTTAGATAGCAGGGCTCATTACTGTAGATAAACTCTTGCCAAATGCTCGCTAATTCTTCTTCGCTATTAGGTTTGTAAATTTTAATGTTGGGGAACACTTTTAACGCTGTTTCGTCATCTACTGCCCAATGGCTAAATCCTAAGTGCCCATAATCTTCATCTCTGCCGCTGCCTACAAGTTTTACTGGTGCACCTTCATGATTGAGATAGTTTCTCAACCATTCATATGGTCTAAAAATCACAAACGGAGTAATACTATAGCAAACAGGAATTTTGCTGTTATGTGTTAGACCTACGGCTGTGCCTAACATTAGCTGTTCAGCAGCACCAACATTAAATGTCCTGTCAGGTGCTACTTCTCTGCTCTTGTTTAGTACACCAAAGCCTAGATCGCCGGTGAGTAAATAAACTTTATCATCATTGGCTAATGTTTCAGCCATCAATTGTCCAAAAAGATTTCTCATAGTTTATCTAAATCCTCGGGCTTTAAAACATAATAGTGTGTTAGTACACCTTCTGCAAACGGCCACTTTGGTGGCTCTGTGTTACGAATGTTGATACGTGGCAAGAAAGCACGTAACCTATTGTTGATATAATCTCTATCAATCATATCGTAGGCAATCATCCCGTTTACATTGACATATACTTCTAAGTTATCTAACTTTGCTTCGTATATAAAACGTAGTGCTTCCCAAATAGATCCTTCGCCGCACTCGCCGTCACTAATCAAACAATATACCTTACGATCTCTATTAGCTAAAGCGTAGCCTGTTGCTACAGTAAGGCCCATGCCTAAACTACCGGTTGAACAATATATACCATCTTCTAAGCAACGATGTGGGTGTACTCCGTGCTTGTGAAAAAGTTCTACTGCATCACGCCCTTCATACTTTTCTTGAACTACATACATTGCAAGAGCCGCATGACCTGAGCTTAAAATAAAAGGTTCGTCTGGTTGTTTTGTTGCATAAATTTCATCGATAATATTAACAGCATTGAGCGTAGAACTAAGATGCCCTATCTTCTCGTCAAAGCTGATATCTATAATTCGTTGCTCTAATTGGTTCACGTAAATGCCCTCATAAATTCGTCAACCTTTTCACCAATATAAGCAATTTGTTCTGCTGTGATTACAGGGCTTGTTCCATGAAAGAAGGTATTAGTCAACGAAAATGTTGCATTTGGAAAATTGTTCTTAGCTTCCATTGGATCCATTAAGTGACTATAAGCAGGCTGTAGCATAATGTTACCCGCAAAATATGGCCGGGTTTGAATCAAACTATCCTCTAAGTGATCAACTAATTGTGTTCTAGTAAAAGGTGCAGACTTTCTAATTGTTAGCGGGAACGCAAACCAACTCGGATTACTGTGTTCTCTTGCTCGAGGTAGGTGGAAAAACTCTTCGTACTTTTCATAAACCTTAAACAACAGATTATAATTCTGTCTGCGTCTAGCATGAATCTCATCTAGTTTTTCTAACTGCTTTAAGCCCATTGCACTTTGTAGTTCAATAGGCTTTAGATTATAACCAATCTCATCATAAACGTACTTATGATCGAAAATCTCATCTGGCATAGTTGGGATCCAATTTGAGAAACGTGCCTTACATGTTCCGCACTTAAGCTTGTTTGCTTCTGGCCCAACGCAATAGCAACCTCGACCCCATTCACGGAAACTGCGTAGAATAACTTCTTGATCCTTGGTGTTACTAGCAACGAAACCCCCCTCACCCATTGTCATGTGGTGTGCAGGGTAGAAACTACAACTTGCCATCTCACCAAAGCTACCAAGATGTTTATCCTTATATGTACTACCTAGTGCATCACAGCAATCTTCTAATAGTACTAGATTATACTTCTCAACCAGTTCCATTAACTGATCCATATTAGGTGGATTACCTAGTACGTGAGCAAACGTAATAACTTTAATATCGGGATCGTTGGCAAGTACACGTTCACAGTGATCAACGTCGATGTTTAGGGTGTCAAGTTCAATATCAACAAAAACAGGAGTAAACCCTACTTGCAATGTAGGATTTAGTGTTGTTGGAAATCCTGCAATAGGCATCAACACCTTTGTGCCTTTTGGAAAATTATGACCCCGCTTACTAGTAAGCGATGCCATCATCAAAAGATTACTGCTACTACCACTGTTAGTTAGAATTCCAAATTCTTTACCAAACAGTTTCGGAAATCTTCTTTCAAACAACATACTCTTATTGCCCATTACTAGCCAACCGTCAAGTAACGTTTCAGCTGCGGCAACAATTTCTTCCGCGTCAAAAAACGGTCCGGCGTAGTTTACAAAATCTTTGCCCGGTTCCCAAGTCTTTTCTGTATTACGCTGTTCAATAAATGTACGAATTTGTGCGAGGATTTCTTGTTTCATGTTTTCCCTGTAGTCTGCGTGTTTCGTGATATTTATAGATGTTATTGTAGTTAAACAATGTTTTATTGGTTGTTCCAGCGAAGTAAGAATAAGCTCATATCAGCTTTGCTACTAAATGCAAATGTATCAAAACTAGTACGCTTACCGATGCCAGTTTCCTGGCACCATGCTTGTATAGGATCAATATCCCCTTCACTTGCGTTAAAGTCAGCTCGTAAGGTTAAAGGCCGAGTAAAGGTAGGAGGTCCTTGTGTCCACTTAATCTTACTCACGCCCACCTCAATAGGAACATGGCCAAGTCTTCCTTACACTCAAATGTAAGCACCATGCCTTCGTGCTTGTATCGAGTAGCAATGCCTGACTCTTCTAGCCATGATTCGATATCGAAGATGTTATTGAGCCACCAAGTGGCGTTTGTAATGATAGCATAGTTGCCTATGTCCTCTAGTTCACCAACGAGAAAATGTCCAGCTTTGTCGCCTAATGTTACTTCACCCATTCTATCACTAACCTTAGACGTTTTGTTTTTCGTGTTCATATAGTGCATGGCTAGCAAGGTTCTTGGCCTTGCTTTCGCACATGATATCAAACTGATCTCGGAATGTAAGGGCCCAGTCATTAACTGCACGATTCCAATAATAGTTACTGTGTGCGCGAAGTTTTGCTTTCTTGTAGCCCTGTTCTAGCAGTGCGTTAAGATCGGGTCGAGTGTCCCTACAGTGTTCCATGAGCAGGTCTTCCCTGCTAACTGAGTAATGAATAACAGGACGCACACCGCGCCAACTATCAATAACCCTTTTAATACGATCGTCATTAGTTTCAATGTATTCTCCATCTCTAATCCAATGGTGATGAATGTCCAGCACTAGCGCACAATCATCAACCAGTTCTAAACTTGCGTCAAGCCCCCAACACATTTCGTCGTTTTCGATTGTGAGGCAGTTCCGTGCTTCCGGGCTAAGCCTTGGTAGCACCGCTCGAATTCCATCGGGCCCTTGCCGTCCGGAGATGTGGACGTTAATCTTAAAGTCCTGAAAAGACCTTCCGTAGCCCATCCAACGTGCCATGTCTGCATGATATTCAAACTCCTCTATACTTCGGTTAACGATTTCTGGGTTGACACTGGCGAGTACACAAAACTGTCCTGGATGGAAGCTGAGTCGTACCCCGGTGCGACGAGCAAGCTCACCAATAGCTGCAAAACAAAATACCATA